ATGATCTTAGATTTAAAACAATACATATCTCAGAAATTTATATTACTGAAAATGAAAAAGGTATGGTGGATTGTTTGGTACGAAGATTTCATTTAAGAAATAGAAATATACTAGCTACATATCCAGATGCAGTATTACCACAAAATATTTTAACAAAAATTAAATCAGATCCACACGGAGAAACATCAATCATTCACTCAGTACATCCATCAACAACTCCGATGGGGTATGAAAATAATAAAAATATGGATTTTGTTTCTTGTCATATTCACGAAGAGAGCGGTGCAGTATTAAGAGAAAGTGGTTTTAAAGAATTTCCTTATGTTGTTCCTAGATATTTAAAATCTAGTAGCAATGAAATTTATGGAAGATCTCCAGCAATGAATGCTTTGCCAGATGTAAAAATGTTAAATACAATGTGCAAAACTACAATTAAAGCTGCACAAAAACAAATCGACCCACCTTTGATGGTTCCAGATGACGGATTTATTTTACCAGTTAGAACAATACCAGGAGGATTAAACTTTTATAGAGCTGGGACTAGAGAAAGAATTGAACCAATGAATATTGGTGCAAACAATCCAATAGGGATCCAAATGGAAGAGCAAAGAAGAAAAGCTATCAGAGAAAATTTCTTTGTAGATCAATTAATGACTATCCAGGGTCAAAATATGACAGCGACAGAAGTTATGCAGCGTACTGAGGAAAAGATGAGATTACTTGGACCAGTATTAGGTAGACTACAATCTGAATTGTTGCAGCCATTAATTACAAGATCTTTTAATTTATTATTTAAAAATAAAAAATTTCCAGAAGTGCCAGATGTTATTGGCAACCAGGATATAGAAATAGAATATGTATCTCCATTAGCCAAAGCTCAAAAGACACAAGAGCTTTCATCAATAATGAGAGGTATAGAAATATTTGGATCGCTGCAGAATGTAGCTCCAGTTTTTGATTATTTAGATGTAGATGGTTTAGTCAATCACATAAAAGATGTTTTAGGCTTGCCAGCTAAAGTTATGAGATCTACTGCCGAGGTTAATGAGATGAAAGAGCAAAAACAACAAGAGCAGATACAGCAAGCTGAATTACAACAAGCTCAGCAAGTAGCTGAAAGTGCTGGTAAGATTGCTCCAGCTCTAAAGGCGGGTATGTTAAGTGAATGAAAAAGATATTAAACAATTAGTTATAGACTATAAAACGACTTTTGGATCAGAGAGCGGACAAAGAGTGCTTGATGATCTTAAAAAGAGATGCAGCTTTGAGACTACTACTTTTGTAAAAGGAGATAGCCACGAAAGCGCATTTTTAGAGGGACAACGATCAATGGTCTTGTTCTTAAATAATATGCTAAACAAAAAGGAGAAATAATATGTCTAGCGAAAATCAAGAGGTAGCAACACCAGCAGCTCCAGAGCAAGCGGAGCAAAATGCGGTATTGTCTGGAGATCCTACACCAAATACTCCAAATGAAAATGTTGATTGGAAAGCAAATCTTTCTGATGAACTAAAAGCAGATAAGTCTTTAGAAAATATTAAAGACATTGAAAGCCTGGCTAAAAGTTTTGTCCACGCACAAAAATTAGTAGGTGCTGATAAAATTCCAGTACCTAACAAATTTGCTACAGAAAAAGATTGGGATGCTGTTTATGAAAAATTAGGCAGACCAAAAAATTCTGATGGATATAAATTTAATTTGCCAGAAGATCAAAATGTAAATCAAGAGGCGTTAAAAACTTTTGCAGACCACGCTCACAAATTAGGATTACTTCCTAATCAAGCAGATGGCGTTGTAAAATTTTATAACGAGATGATTTCTAAAGAGTTATCAGAGGCAGATCAAATAGCTCTTGCACAAAGAACTAAAGCTGAAACCGAACTTAAAACAGAGTGGGGTCAAGCCTATACAACTAAAGTGCAAGCTGCAAATAACATTGTATCTGAAATTTTCCCACAAGGGTTTATGAATACTAATTTAGCAGATGGAACTAAACTTGGAGATCATCCAGCTGTTATAAAAGCATTTGCAACTCTTGCTGATAAAATGGGAGAAGATAAAATTGTTCAAGCAGATGGACCAGCTTATATGACACCTAAGCAAATAGAAAAAGAAATTGCTAATATTACAGCTGATCCTAAATCTGCGTACTGGGATAAAAACCATCCTAATCACGCAGCTGCAGTACAAGAAGTTTTGGAATTACGAGAAAAGAAAGCTGTTGAATAAGTAATTTTTTTTTGTTAATTCTAAAAATAATTTGGATAATCGAAAGACCCAAATTGACACCAAGAAAGATTGGGATCCAGGAGATCTAAAATCGAGGAGCGACCCGCAAGGATAATCATCCGATTTAACATTAACAACAACTAATAAGGAGGGTGGATTATGTCTACTCAAATTACTACAGCATTTGTAGAACAATACTCTGCAAATGTATCTATGCTTTCTCAACAAATGGGGAGTAAGCTAAGAGGAGCTGTTGATGTGGAAACTATCAGAGGAAAAAATGCGTTCTTCGACCAAATCGGAGCAACTGCAGCCGTAGCTAGAACAACTAGACACGGGAACACTCCTCAAGTGAACACACCACACAGCAGACGAAGAGTTAGCCTTTCAGATTTTGAATGGGCTGACTTAATAGATGATCTCGACAAAGTAAGAATGCTTGTTGATCCAACTAGCTCATACGCTAAAGCGGCTGCTGCAGCTATGAACAGAACGATTGACGATCAGATAATTGCAGCGTTGGGTGGATCAGCTGATACTGGCGTTGCTGGTGGAACAGCTGTAGCTTTACCAGCATCATCTAAATTCTCAACTGCACAACAAACGGATGGATTAACAATTGCTAAGTTATTAGAAACTAAGTTTTTCTTTGACAACGGCAGCGTAGATCCTAGCCTAAAAAGGTTTTTCGTTTGTGGTCCAAAACAGATCCAAGATCTATTAAATACTACAGAAGTTAAATCTGCAGATTTCAATACGATCAGAGCTTTAGCTCAAGGAGAGATAAATTCGTTTTTAGGTTTTGAATTCATTATGTCTACAAGACTAGGGTTCGATGCAACTAATACGGATGATAGACTTTGTTTTGGTTTTACTGAAGATGCAATCAAATTAGCGATTGGAGCTGATGTAAAAGCTAAGATAACTGAGAGAGACGACAAATCATACGCAACACAAGTGTACTACTCTATGGCAATTGGTGCTACTAGAATGGAAGAGGCAAAAGTTTTCCAAGTACCTTGCGATGAGTAATAATTGATAGTAATATCAATTCTTAGGGAGGCGGGAGACTGCCTCCCTTTTTAATAACAACCAACGGAGGATCTTATGCCAAGAGGCAAAGGAACATACGGGTCTAAAAGAGGTAGACCACCTAAGAAACCAAAAAAAGGAAAGAAGAAAAAATAATGAAAAAACTTTCCACTAAACAAAAAAAAATTGCACGAGTAGCGAAACCAAGGAATAGAATTACTGGTGCAGATTTTAAAAAGTTAAAAAAAAGAAAAAGAGGATAAGATGGCTAAAAGAAGAGGATTATACGCAAATATAAATGCTCGTAAGAGAAAAGGTATATCAAGACCAAAATCTAAGAGTACAATTACACCAAAAGCGTATGCTAATATGAAAGCTGGCTTTCCAAAAAAACGAAAGAGAAAATAACAAATGGCTAGTGTTGTGCAGATTTGTAATAGTGCGTTGAACCAGCTGGGAGCTGCGAGTATTACTGCTTTAACTGACAATAGTAAAAACGCAAGATTATGCAACGCTAGGTATGAAACAATTAGGGATGCGGTATATAGAAGTCATCCTTGGAATTGCTTAATTAAAAGACAGCAATTGGCTCAAGATACCGCAACACCCGCTTATGGTTTTAAATTTCAATTTACTTTACCAAGTGATTGTCTAAGACTTTTAGGATTAGATGCTTACAATTCAGATCACAAAGTAGAGGGTAGAAAAATTCTCTGTAATGAAAGCACAATAAAAATTTCTTATGTTGCACAAATTACAGATCCAAACGAGTTAGATGTATTAACAAGGGAAACTATATCAGCTGGTTTAGCGGCAGATCTTGCTTACGCTATAACAGCTAATTTACAAGTTTCTAAAATGATGCAAGAAAAGTATCAGTTTAAATTATCTGAGGCTAGACATACAGACGCTAGCGAGGGATATAATGTTGATCCAAATAACGGACAAGTCGATCAAATCTTAACAGAAGATTTTATAAACAGCAGATATTAAATTATGGGAAAACAATTATTAAGCATCCCTAGCTTTACCGCTGGGGAAATGAGCGATAGTATGCAAGGAAGAACGGATTTTGCGAAATACTTTTCAGCAGCATCTCGTATTGAAAATTTTGTAGTATTACCTCACGGACCAATAACTAGACGACCAGGAACTTATTTTGTATCAGAAGTAAAAACAAGCACAGCCAAAACAAGATTAATCCCATTTACATTTTCCACAGAACAAACTTATATTTTAGAATTTGGCAATCAGTACATAAGATTTTATAAAGATAATGGACAAATAACTTCTGGTGGATCTGCTTATGAAATCTCATCTCCATATACAACAGCACAATTATTTGATCTTAAATTTGCGCAGAGTGCTGATGTTATGTATATCTGCAATGAAAATCATCCAGTAAAAAAATTATCAAGAACTGGGCATACATCCTGGTCTTTAGCAGATGTTGATTTTACTGATGGTCCCTACCTGGACACCAATACCACATCTACCACAATTACCCCATCTGCAACATCTGGCAACGGAATAACATTGACAGCCTCAGCTAGTTTATTTGTTTCTACAGATGTAGACAGACTTGTAAGATTTTCTGGAGGCTTTGCAAAAATAACTGCATTTACTTCTGCAACGCAAGTGTCTGCAAATGTATTAGATGATTTTGATAATACTAATGCTGTATCAACTTGGAAACTTGGAGCTTTCTCTAATACTACTGGACATCCTCGTTGCGTTTCATTTTTTGAGCAGCGTCTAGTTTTTGCTGGCACATCACAACAACCACAAACAATGTTTTTTTCTAAATCTGGAGATTATGAAAATATGGCATCGGGTACTAATGATGACGATGCTATGGTTTATACAATTGCCTCAAACCAGGTAAATGCCATCCAGGCTATGAAAGCTACAAGAACTTTGATTGTTTTAACAACTGGAGGCGAGTACGCTGTATCATCGGGAGCTGCACAAACAGCCATAACTCCAACTAACATAAATATTAGAAAACAATCTAACTATGGATCTGCTGGTGTAGATGGTTTATCAATTGGAAATGCTACAATTTTTTTACAAAGAGCAAAAAGAAAAATAAGAGAGCTGGCTTATAATTTTGATACAGATGGTTATGTAGCTCCAGACTTAACAATTCTTGCAGATCATATATCAGAAAGCGGATTAACAGATATGGCTTACCAACAAGAGCCACATTCAATAGTCTGGGCGGTTCGTAATGATGGACAATTAGCTGGTCTAACTTATAACAGATTAGAAAATGTTGTTGCCTGGCATAGACATATTTTTGGCGGCAAGTCTGATACTGGAAAATCTGTAAAGCAACAAAAAATTTCTTTTACAGCAAACTCTACAAATGTTTCAACATCTAACAACACCATCACAATTACTGGACACGGATTAGCCACGGGAGATGCCGTATATTATTATGCAGCGTCTAATGTTATTGGCGGTTTATCAAATTCAAAAGTTTATTATGTAATTTCTGTTGATGCTAATACTATAAAATTAGCAAGCACATCATCAAACGCTACTGCGGGAACTGCTATAAGTTTAACCTCAGCTCCAGGATCTAACACTACACAATTTATTTACCAAGGCGTAAATATAAATAATAATTTTTTATTTATAGAAAATCACGGATTTAAAACTGGACAATTTATTTTTTATAAAAACTCAGGCACAGCTATTTCTGGCTTAGTAGAAAACATAAAATATTATGTTGCAAAAATAGATGACAATCAAATTCAATTATTTACTGATGAGGCTAGATCAAGTGTTGTAAATTTAACATCTGCTCACAGCTCAGAGCAAACAGATAAAATTTTAACTCACGCAAAAGTCGAGAGTGTTGCAACGATTGATGGCGATACAGATGAGGATCAAGTTTATGTAATTATAAATAGATACATAAACGGAGCTACAAAAAGATATGTTGAATTTTTTACACCTTTTGAATTTAACGAAGATCTAACAGCTTTTCATTATTTAGATAGCGGCTTAGCTTATGCGGGTGGAGAGACAGCAACTTTATCTGGTCTTTCACATTTAGAGGGAGAAGTAGTCGATATTATTGGAGAGGGTTCAACACAAAACTCAAAACAAGTTTCATCGGGTGCAATAGTTTTAGACACAGCTGTTGAAGAGGCAAAAGTAGGATTATTATATTCATCTGATCTACAAACGATGAGATTAGATGAGGGATTTACTGAAACAACACAAACAAAAACAATAAGAGTTTTTGATTTATCTGTAAGATTTCAACACACAATAGGAGCTAGTGTTGGACCAAGCTCAGATAATTTAACATCAATTGATTTTAGAGATAGCAGCGCAAGTATGGATTTACCCGTGCCGTTATTTACTGGAGATAAACAAGTCGAGTTTGATGCTGGACACGGCATAGAGGGATTAATCTATGTTAAGCAGCCACAAGCTCTGCC